GTCCCAACACAACTCTTCGTAGAGAGCGTTCAGAGTTGCCATGTCTTCGTAGAGGTCGGTTACAGGTTCAGCCATATTCTTCTACTAGTTTTCTAATGTTCTGTGTGATTTGCATTCCACCTGTATATTTACCCAACATAGTGCCCTCAGCATCGGTAACAACCAATACAGGAGTGGCAGTTACACCATATTTTTTAGCGATTGCTAGGTTTTCTTCAGGAATAGGAATGTCACTGAAGTCTTCTAGTTGAATTTCTTCGATGACTTCAGTGCGTTCATCCTTAAGTGCGTTGATATATCGTTTTACAAGACCACAAGGACCGCACGAATCCTTAGTGAACATCAAAAAACGATTCACCAGACGCCAGGAATGACTTGACCAGTTGTCAGGTAAGACCCAACTGCTGCAATGAAACCAATCATTGCTGCACGTCCATTCCACCTTTCTGCTTTGTCAGTAAACATTGTGTTTCTCCTATTTAATATTTGAGTAGATAGAGGTGTCGCCATAGTCACGATGTGTTTTGTAACCAACGACAGCACCTTTGGTATTCATCAGTGCTGGCATGAAAGCGACGATAAAGAACACTGCTGGTGCTCCAATAATAAGTGCTCCTGCAATTACATAGTAAGTGAGGAGTTCAATCAAAGAATGTTCCATTAATCAGAAAATACCGAAAAAGAATTTGCCAGTGATAGCGTAGGAAAGGAAACCAGAGATGATACCCATCATTGCCCAACGACCGTTATAACGCTCGATGTATTGCTGAGGAGAATCAAGACCCTTGCGGTTGTAATCCTCTACAACCATCTGAGGTTCTTTAGCGAACAGATTGTTTTGACCCAATTCGTTAGTAGTGACTGTCATGATGCTTTGTAAAGAACTATTACATTATATAGGTTTTCTTTACAAATGTAAAGCCCTTTGTCAGATAACCATCACTAATCAATAAAAAAAGGACTCATTATGAGTCCTTCGATTAGGTCTTTCATGCACGCCACTTGTTCTTTGACAGGAAACAAGAAACCTGGCGGGGAGAGATTCCCATCCGCACCACTTGCTTTTGCTAAAGCAAGAAACAAAGAGGGTCATAATGACTCCACCACCCTGTTTTTATTTTAGAGAACAGGGAAACTCTTTTTGCTTATGAGCGACTGCCATCCAGTCTAACGCCATCTAGTTTATAGTCTATTGGTAAAGACTAGTATATTTAGTTTTAGGAGAAGGTGATCACATCAGTGCCACCACCAAAGTCCAATTCAACAGGTTGTGCTGCTTGAACATTGTGATCGGGATCATAGTAACTGGATGAAATGCTAATCTGATCATCAGCAATAGAGAACTTGTACTCTTTTGGTTTAGGCATTTGCCTTTCGATTGCTTTCATACCTTGATAGTGACGCCAAATCTCACATTGGAGAGCAGCATCGGCGTTGTTTTCCATAGCGTCTTTGACGCATTCTTCTAGTGCTTTGATTGCTTTTTGATAAGATGTCATGATGAAGATACTTCGTCTTTGATGTAACAAGGAACGCGGTCGGGATCCAACCACTTAGTGTATTCAAAATCTTCCATGGCAGTCAGAAGTTGCATCTGATTATCTAGAAGATACATGTCTGAGTAACGCTTAGTGTACTCATTTGCTTTCTGGATTCGGTAGTCAGGATGCCCGTTTTCGAGCATCCCAACAGAGACATACCGATAAGGAAAACGTTCAAGAAGAACTTTCACTTGGTTCATAATAAAAAAGGTCCTGTTCAAGTTTAGTCAATAGGATGTCATAATCCTCGTCTACATCACCATAGAAATCGACACCTTTCTCCTCGTAGAATTTCAGTACCTGATTATAAATGACAGGATACTCGATGTCAAGTGTTACTTGTCTGTCAACGGCGTCACTAAGGATATCGAGACAGGACGAGAACTTCTGTGCTGCAGTCATATGCTTTACCTCTATTGGACCGTATGCCCCGAAGGGCAACGAGTCAGGCAGGATTTGAACCTGCGACCAACTGCTTAGAAGGCAGTTGCTCTATCCGCTGAGCTACTGACCCATGCGGTAGTCTTTTCAGAGTCTTGTTCAAGCGCAGCAGAATCATGCAGACGATCGATCAACAGATCCATCAATGCGTCTTCGATGCACTCAGTTTCGTAGAACTCTGCGTTCATTGGAACTCCTCTTGACTACCCTGTAATTATAGCAGACTCCTCAGGGAGCGTCAATCGTCTGTGCCACTTGGGAAATAGTCCTTACGCATGTACCTACCCAGGATGTTTGAGTTGTAAAACGCTGGTGTGCCATCTGACATTGCCTCCGTAAGTACATTGTTTAGAAATAGTTGTCGGGTCTCTTCAAAATTTGTGAGTCCCTTACTTTTATGTAGGCTCAATATATCTCTTTTAAAGGCGAGATTCCCGACCTTCTTGCGTTCGGCAGTAAGTTCAGCAGAGCTGCCGTAGTATTTTTTCCAGTCGCTCTCACTTTTAACTCTCCGACCTCCACCTCTAGGTTTTCGTAATTGGTGAAAGTATTTTCTGCCGATGTATCTTTTGCCGTTGAGTGTATTTGTAATGCAATAGACAAAACCGAAATGGTCGTCAATGTTCTCAGATAGAAAAGGGTGTCCGTTAAAAATCCAGGGGTTTTCATAATCAATTTCTTTTTCATTAGTCTGTTTCTCCGTCGTCATCTTCTACTCGCACTCGGCGCACATTCTCACTATCTAGGTAAGATTCTGTGTCCGAGTATACTTCTGCCTTGAGTTCGGCAACAGCAAACTCAAGGTCTTGGATTAAAATTTTTAAATGGTCTTTGTTCATTGTGAATACTCTCCAATCATGTCTAGGACTTGATTTAGTGCGTGGTCGTATCCCTCACGAAACTCATAACTCTGATGGTCATAGGCACCCTCTCCAAGGTCCTTCTTTAAGCGAAGAACCCTAGAGAGAATGTCCACCTTATTCATGATACCTCTTGGCATTAGATACTCTCCTGTAGTGCCTTCCAGTCTCTGTCAAATAGTTCTAGACCCTTGTCGGTAAGAATGTGCTTATAGAGTTTGTAGAAGACTGGTAGAGGCAAAGTGCAAATGTCAGCACCCACTCTAAAGGCATCGGATACTTGATGAGGTTCCCTAACGGAAGCAGCAAGTACCTCAGTCTTAACTTGGTGCGTTGCGAAAACATCTGCAATCTCCTCAATCAAGTGAATACCATTCCAATGTTGGTCAAACACACGCCCAACGAAAGGAGAAACATATGTTGCCCCTGCTTTCGCAGCAAGAATTGCTTGTGCCGTGCTGAATACTAGTGTTACGTTTACATGAACATCGTCGTCTGATAGTTCTCTACATGCTTTCAATCCTTCGACTGTGCAGGGAACTTTGATTGTGATATTAGGTCCGATCTCCAGGTAATCCTGTGCCATGTCGAGCATCTCTTCAGCAGTATCCCCGACCACCTCAGCAGAAACTGAAGCGTTCCAAGGGAAGATTGCAGAGATCTCCTTGATTACATGCTTAGGGTCCTCACCTGCTTTTAACATGAGACTGGGGTTTGTTGTAACTCCGTCGATTAAACCAGTCTCAAAGGCAGAGGCAATAAGCTCTGGGTCAGAACAGTCCAGAAAAAGTTTCATGACTCTCCTGTATAGGTTATCAGTATTTAGAATAGCAAAAAAGCACCCCGAAGGGTGCTTTGTTACCGAATCAAGATATTATTTCTTGTTATAAATCGGTTCTATATCTAATAACTGATCGAAATACTCTTTCAAGTGGATGCGATAACAGGACCAATAAGTTACGCCCCTATATTTAAGTTGATAACATGCTGGTGGCCTGTTATCTTTATCCATATCATCGTGATGATACAGATAATGTTCCATCACTTTTGATAAGTATGTCCGCGATAGCAGAATGTACCATGGACTTCATCAGCATCACCTTGCTTGCACTCAAACTTGACACCACGATAGGTAGTCATAGCAATTTGTGCATCGTGCAGTGCTGCTGCTTTCTCGATCTGCTTTTTGATAAGGGTTAAGGTGTTCATTGTAGGTCTCCTAAAGAAATGAGGTTTTTACTCCCCGTTCCTTCAGTCGTTTGCGTCCCAATAGTAATCACATTGTGGTACAGATTCCTTTATGGTCTCTACCAATTCAATCTGAATTCTAGGCTCAAGATCATCTTTAGCTTTGATTTTCAGCATTAAAGCATCTGCATCAGCACATGCCATTGTTGAATACAATAGTAATTCAATCATGGGATGAACGCTCCGTTCCGCGACTTACTTGCGTCCCACCCAAGAGTGGGATGAACGTATGGATAGTATAGCACTACCCATTCTATTTATCAATCTTCTTAAGGTATTTGTCAGATTCTACATCTGTGATAAGCGTCATACCAGACTTAATAAAGTCTTCACTTTTGTCAACACTATGTCTAGTATTTCTCTCTTTCTGTTTTGCTTTTTTCTTTTCCATTTCCCAAAGGTCTTCTGCGAAAGGGTTACCAAATTGTTCTGTTTTATCTAAAAGATTTGCCCAAGTATCGTCACCTGGGACAGGTTCAGTGCCATATTCCCAGGTGTCATAGTCTTCCTCGTTACGAGGATCAGAGGGCGAACCCTGCGAAGGAGTCTGATTGGACATCTTGTTTAATTCCTCCGATGACATACGATTCAATCTCCGTTTCTTGAGGTGCATTTTGTTGACCCTTACTATTTAACCAGTGCTCTGTCCAAGGCAAAGGATTATTTTTAGCAGGAATACCAAAGATTGGTTTGATACCAATCGCTTTCATTCTACGATTAGCAACCCACTCAACATAGTTATGTAACAAACGTTCATTAAGTCCAATCATAGAACCATTCTTAAACAGATAATCTGCCCAGGACTTCTCTTCGTTTACAGCAGTTTGGAACATATTTGTAACCCAACCTTCTTCTTCAGAAGCAATCTGCTGCATCTCTTTGTCATCACCTTCTTTCCACTTGTTCAGGATATTCTGAGTAAGTACAAGGTGTTGGGATTCGTCGCGAGCAATCAAAGAAAGAATCTTTGCAGAACCTTCCATGAGTTTGTTCTCACCAAAGGCAAAGGAACATGCAAACGATGTGTAGAAACGAATACCTTCCAGGATATTTACGTTAGCAACTGCACGATACAGTTTACGCTTCAACTCCAGACGTTCCCACTGACCAGTGGCGTGACCTTCTCGGGCAAGTTCCCACATGCTACTGCCATCATACTGATGAGCAGACTCAATGAAGTTATCATAAGACTCAGTAACAGAAGCAGCACGAGAAAGAATCTTCTCATCCTCTAGGATAGTGTCAAACACTTCACCAGGATCAGAGTACACATTCTTAATGATGTAAGTATAGGAGCGACTATGGATCATCTCCATAAACTCCCAAACTTTCATACATGCCTCTAATTCGGGAAGAGAGCAGTATGGAGCAAATGCC